GTTTATCGTGGGTGGAGCGGTGGTAAGTCGAAAAGTTTCGAGCCGCCATACACGAAAGAGCTTGACGCGCAGCTGTTCGACTTGATAAGCGTGGGCACCTCACTTGACACCATCGCGGCGCTAGAAGGTATGCCCGATTTACCGGTGTTGTTGCGATGGTTGGCTGATGAGCGGCATCCACTCTATAAAACAAACTCACGTGCACGGGCGTTGCTGCCACAGTTGTGGGAAGACAGAGCACTGCAGATAGCGCTGAATCCTGCGGTCGGCGTGGTAAAAACCAAGCGCCAAGTGCTTGACAAGTTTGGCGGCGTTGTTGATGTCGAGGATGTTCGAGAAGGCGACAATGTCGAGCGCGCTAAGTTGGCTATGTCCGCCTATACCTGGGCCCTGGGTTGGATGACGCCTAAAAAGCATGGTCGCCAGGCTGACCCCTCGGCCAATCAACCTAACGATCAGTTGAAGGCGCTCTTCGATTCACTTAAAGCTGGGCCGGTAGAATGATCAACGACACCGCACCTATCATGCGGCCCTTTGGTAAGAAGGCCCACGCCTTTATCATGCGGTCGCCGGCCCAGGATCGTAAGTACACCGTGCTCGAAGGTTCAGTTAGGTCAAGCAAGACTTTCACCATTACCGCCAAGACCCTAGTTCAATACTCCCAGTACGACGTGCCTGGTAAGCGGATCATCGCCGGTGTAAGTAAGGACTCGGTCCGGCGGAATGTGTTGATCGATCTGGAGGCCGTTGCCGGTCGTGGTAACTATGTTTACAACATGGCTTCCGGCGAGCTTTGGCTCTTCGGCCGTCAGTACTTTGTCGTAGGCGCCAGGGACGAGGCCAGTTACAAAAAAATTCTTGGCTCTACCATCGGCCTCTTCCTAGGCGATGAGATCGTTGAATACCCGGAGAGCTTCCTGGCCCAAGTGTGGATGAGGATGTCCCCTGACGGAGCCAGGTTCGTAGGCTCTACGAACCCAGGTAATCCTTACGCGTACCTTAAGCAAGAGGTCATCGACAAGTTTTCCTCCGATCGACTTGAGGTTATCCACTTCACGCTCGATGATAATCCGAACATCTCGCCTGAGGCCAAGGCCGACATCGTTGCCAGCCAATCCGGCGTGTTCAAGCTTCGTTATATTGATGGCCTTTGGGTTGCTGCGGAAGGCAGTATATATCGCGACAGTTGGAGTGACGCGGAGAATGCCTTCGATCATGCGCCACCAGGCTTTGGGCAAGGCGCCCGCGGCTTGGTCGAGAAATGGTACTCGGTCGATCCTGGCGTGGACCACCCACAGGCACATCTTGAGTTTATGGACGATGGTGACGTGGTGCGCGTCATGCGTGAGCAGGTGTGGGATTCCAGGGAGCAGCGCCGCCAGAAGACTGACGGGCAGTACGCTGACGACTTAGAAGAGTTTGGCGCCAAGGGCTACGAGGTTAGGCTTCCTCCCGAGGCTGCGTCGCTGCGGGCTGAGCTCATCCTGCGTGGCTTCTGGGTCATCACGGCTGACAATAGCGTCACCGAGGGTATTCATACCGTTTCTACCCTTCTTGCCAGACGCAAGTTACTGATCAGTAAGACTGGGTGCCCACGGCTTTGCAAGCGAGTTCCGCAGTATACCTGGAATGACAAAGCCGCCAAGCGCGGCGAAGAAGAGCCAATGAAGGTGAACGACGACGAGGTGGACGCGCTTCGCTACGGCGTTCACGGGAAAATTCAACAATGGAGGGTTTCAGGTATATGACGAGGTTCATCAAATGGATCGCAAAGACGTGGAACAGCATCGTGCACATGCAATGAGGCTATTCGACGTGGTCTTTCACAGCGGCGAGCGGCGCCTGATTGAGGCTGACGGGCTTAAGCACTCTGGTCGCGAGCTGGTCTTCCTTCGCGGTGGCGTGGAGTGGGATTGGCTGCTTGGTTCGGCCGTCAAAAGCGTGCAGGAACGGGTAGCACTACCGGTGTAGTACTTACCGCGCGGCAAGGACGCGGCAGACATGAATCAACACGAGCTTTATCTCTTCATCGTCAAGAAGCATTACGACTACGACGGTAAACAGCACCCATCGAGCGGCGTGCTTAGTTCGGTGCAGTTCGTCGTTGACATGCTGAATGCCCAAGGGCTGCGTGCCTTGATGGTGACGGCCGAGGATGGCAACTCGATCGACGCCCTGGTGGCGCAGTACCGGCCCGTAGCCGTTGTGCTTGAAGCCATCTGGGTCACGCCGGCGAAGATGTCCGAGTTGATCAAGCTCTGGCCCAAGGTCAAGTGGACGGTGCGCGCTCACAGTGAGATTGCGTTCCTGGCCCAAGAAGGTTGCGCCGTGGAGTGGTTGGCGGCCTTTAACCGTCTTGGCGTCGAGGTAGCTTTCAACTCTGAGCAGACCACGCAGGACTGGGCCGCGGTGCTGGGGCTTGGTCGTGCCGCCTGGCTGCCTAACTACTATCCACTGCGGCAAGCGCGTAAGCCGTTGGAGCGTGAAGCCACGTTGCACGTAGGCTGCTTCGGCGCGATTAGGCCGTTCAAGAACCAGCTTATTCAGGCCATGGCCGCTGCGGCCTTTGCTGCGCAGCATCGTCGCCCGCTTGTCTTCCACATGAACGGTGACCGGGTGGAGCAGTTCGGGCAGAGTAACCTGAAGAACATTCAAGCGGCGCTCAAGGCTGCCGGCGCTACCTTGGTCTTGCACCCTTGGCAGGGTCACACTGAGTTCCTTGAGTTGATCGCTCGGATGGAAGTCTGCATGCAGGTCTCCCTCACCGAGAGCTTCAACATCGTTTCGGCCGACGCGGTCAGCATGGGCGTGCCGCTGGTCGGGTCTTCGGCGATTACGTGGCTACCGCGCTTCTCCCAGGCGCCCACGGGCGACGTCCATGGTATCGTCGAGGCTATGGACCGCGCCGGTCGAATCTCGGTCTTCATGAACCATGAGGCCTTGGAGGATTACCTATGCGAAGCGCGAAAGGTTTGGATGCGGTGGGCGGCGTAGCGAAAGCCCAAGACTCCAGCATCCTCGACCACCCGCTGGCCGCCCTGGCCGCGCTGCTCGGTATCTTGATCGCTTTCCGGCGCGGGCCTTCTCAGGGTGAGCGTAACCAGGAAGCGAACTACGATCTACGACAGTACCGGCCCAAGCCGAAGGAGTGGTGATGCAACCTGAGCGCAAGGGTAAGTATGCCCTAGTCGGTCCTACCGCCACCGGCTTTGACTGGTGGATGATTAATGACCTGGAGAAGATGTACGCTGTGGTTACCGTTCAGGCTTCCTTCCCGGATGCTGAGAAGATCATCCGAAACGCATGGGACGCGTTGAAGTAGCAGCCGTGGCCCACTTCATACCGGCCGACCGGGCGTTTACCTGCCATGAGTGCGGTGATATACAAGCCGCGAACACATTGACGATGCACGTCGTTGAACGTGGGCCTGGCACCGCCAGGTGCTCAGTGTCGCTCTGCTACGCGTGCGGTGTTTTGTACTTAGAGAGCCAAGACCATCCGATATCCGGTGGCGACCGTGAGTTTGAGTTCCTGAGGAAGAGGGTATAACCGCCACCGGCGGCGTTAAGCCGGATGAGGAGCTGAGTGAATGAGCACCATATATGAACTGCTGCAAGAGAATAGCGGAGACTTTACTAACCACGACCTGGCAGTGCTGAGCGACTGGGCCAACGACATGAATCGCGCCACGCCCAACCCTGATTGGAAGCGCGCGTATTCCTTGATACGTGAGGGTGCGGACTTACTGTTGCGGCGCCGGGCGCGCAGCAGCGCCGGTGCTGGGCAACTGCGATATGAGGATGAGCCAGAGGGCTTGAACCATCAAACTTACGCCAGCACCGCGGCGGTCGCGCTGGTAGACAACTGCGACGGTACCATTGAGGCGGTGCAGCTATGACGCACAGGCTACTCGGTAACGATGGTCAGTACGTGCAGAATGCTGAGTTGCTGCGCAAAGTGCAGCTGGAGTGGCCACGACGCGTTGTCAAGCGCCTGTGGCGGTCGGCGTTTGTTCTGCCGATGGCCTACTTGCGACTGGGAATATGGCACGCGCTTTGGAACGTAGCACGCGGTGCGGCCAACCTGCTGGCGCGTCTAGCCTCTAGGGCGAACGCCGGAATGCAGCGTGCCTGGTACGTAATCGATCCGTATGTCTTCGCTGGTGAGTCTGAGAACTGCGTGGCGCAGCGCAAGTACGATAGCCTTGCTGCGTGGTATGCCACCATACCGTCAAACAAACGTAATGCCATGGTGCCGGATATCACCGGGTGTTACCCGGCACCACGTCCGTTACAGGACGGCTACGGCGCGGGGATCTACCATGCCTGAGATTCCCGAAAAGTACCAAGATCGCGTCCTGGTCAAAGATCCAAACTTGCTGCTTCCCGCGGTCCAGGCGCCGGAGCTGACCAAGGATATAGTCATCGCCATCCGTGTGGCCGGGTTCGAGATCGCCGCGCTCTACAAAGACCGCACCGGTCCCTACGCTTTCGCCCAGTTGCTCTTGGAAAGGTTCAAGGCCGCCGGCGCGCCGGTCGAGGGCGTCATCAAGTTCAAGCTGCTCCACGGGAAGATTTTCAAGCTGAAGTCCAGGCCCGGAGATTGCTCATTCAGATACGTCTGGATGCCGGAAGAACACTGCCAGGCGCTTGGCGTCCAGGGCAAGGAAGGGATTTTGGTGAACTGAGAGATGGCAAAGTTCGAGGTAATAAACCGCGGCGGATCAATCGGATCACATGACCCGGCAGTGATGGGTGAGCACGACACCATCGAGCAGGCACGTGAGCATGCTAAACGCTTGACAAAGCAATTAACTCCTGGTGAAAGGAATTACTACAAAATGGGTTACTTAGTGCGTGAGAAGAAAGCTACTGATTCCACTCGCAAAGCCCCAGCCCGACTTCATCGTGCGCTGGATGCGGTCTTGGACGCTCGGCCGGTGAGGGACGCTGGTGGATCTTGGAGGAATGACCCTCATCGCGGGTGGATTTACTCAATAGATAACTGGTCAGTTGCAAGCGCGTGGCCGGCTAAAGGCGTGTGGTTCGGTATGGGTGACGGCGGTACGCGAAAGAAATTCAAGACTGAAGTTGAGGCGAAGCGTTACGCTGAGTCGGTCGCGCCTGCGAATCGCGCGCGCATCAAGAGAGAATTTCCAGGCGTTCGGGCGGCGAGGGACGAAGGATACAGGGCGAAGGACGACGAAACACCAATCGAAACTAGCAAACCGTGGGACGGTGTATATCACTTCAGATCAGCACTTGGCTTTAGTCTCGGTGACTACGTCAGCACACCAAATGGTGTTGGCACAGTAAGTTCAATTTTTGGTGATAGACGCGGTGATAAACACTTCTCGGTAAAATTGAGAGGTTCATCGTCTACACCTGGATTCACTAACGGACGCGGTATGAAAAAGATCTCAGCTGCGGAGTGGAAAACGGCCAAAGACTCCTCCCGCAAAGCCCCGGCGCGGCTGCACCGCGCGCTGGATGCGGTCTTGGACGCTCGGCCGGTGAGGGCAAAGGACACCGTCGATGTAGGCGAATACAAAGGCTGGAAGATTAAGCAGACCGGAGCGCGGGTGTTTGAGGCTTCAAAGAGTGGCGAAGTTACGCAGGGCGACGTTACTCTTGACGGCGTGAAACGCATGATTGAACGTTATATGTCAGGGTCTGGTCCCAATACAAAGGCGCATCAAGGCAAAGACTGCGTCCCGCAAGACTGCCTCGACCTCGGTACGCTGGCGTTGTAGGCTGCGATGCCTCCCACCAAGCCCACAGTTTTCAAGACCACGCAGCGCCTGGAGAAGGCTTACGCCCAGGGCATCCAGCAGATTGTCCGCCGGGTGCTTAAGCCCATCGGCGCTGGGCAGGATCTGGAATCCTGGTTGCAGGAACTGGCCGACCGCACTCGTCACACCGACGTGCAGGAGGCTAGTGACCTGCTGGCTCGGCGGATGATCTTCTGGACCAATACCAAGAACGTGAAGGGTTGGCGCGCGGCCGCGGCCAAGAGCCAAAAATCACGCGAGCTTTACCGCTTGCTACAAAGGGAAATGCAGGGCGGTCTGGGCGTCAAGGTGCAGCGTCTTATCCAGGACAACGCCAAGTACATCAGCTCCGTCCCGCTCGACGCCGCACAGACGCTCGTTCACGAAGTGCGAGCGGCGCAGCAGTCAGGCGCCAGGCCGGCAACGGTGACGAAGATGCTCAGGACGCGGTTTCCTGAGTTGCTTAAGAGCCGGGTTCACCTCATTTCAAGGACGGAAACTGCGAAGGCGAGTCTTGCACTAACTCAAGCTCGGTGCGAAGATCTAGGTATTCAATTTTCTGAATGGCTTACCTCAGAGGACGTGAGGGTCAGGAAGTCCCACAAGGCCATGGACAAGGTAATCTTCGCCTGGGCCGACTTGCCTGACCCTGAGGCCCTGGCCGGTGAGGAGTCATCGCTAGGTCACTACGGTCCAGGCGGTTGTCCTAACTGCCGTTGCACTCCGGCGCCGCTCCTCGACGTCGATTACGCCGGGTGGCCGCACAAGGTCTACCGCAACGGTTCGATTCACCAGATGACGAAGCCGCAGTTCTTGACGGCCTTCGGAGGCACGGCATGAGACAGATTGACTTGAAGAGCTTGGCGCTGGATGCCTACGGTTACGCTAACCACAACGTGAAGAAATGCCCCGGCACCGTTTACAAAGGCGGCTGCGAAGGGCGTGGTCGGCCTGTTCCTGGACATGTCTACTGCGCCAAGTGTATAAAAGCCAACGAGTCTAGGGCGAAGGACGACCGCGAATATCCAATGCCTGTGCATAGATTAACTGGGCGAAACCCAGATAGGTGCGCACAGTGCGGACGGCCTCAGAGTGACCTTATTCACAATTGCACAAATCGGTTCGCTACTGACCGTAGAGCCAAAGACCGAGTTCCTCAAGATTGTTTCGACGCCCAGATACTGGGTGTTTAACACTAACCAACCTCAAAGGAGAACCGACGTCATGCGCAACAAGATCGTGACTTTCCTGGCGGCCTGCCTCTGCATGGCGGCGCCTCTCGCCTTCGCCCAAAGTTACACGGCCCAGTCCGGCGTAACGCTTCTAACCGGCACCGCCGCCACGGCCACGGCCGTCTCTGGCGCTATCAGGCTGCCTAACTTCTCCGGCGCCGGGACCCTGACCATCGTCGAGACTGGGATCACCGGCTCGCCGTCAGGTTGCACCTTGAAGCTGGCCTATGAGCCCAACAACGTTACCACCGCGGGCGCGGCCGTCAGCATGACTAGCTTTACCCCCGCCACCGGCACGCAGGTATTCACCATCGTGCCCAGTCAAGTGAGCGGCGATAACTACGTCGCTACGTACGCCTGCTCAAGCGCCTATCCGACGGCCGGTGTCATCAACGCCACCTTCAGTCCCGTGGCCGGCAATGTATTGATCAACGTCGCCGGTTCGGGCGACCCGTGTCAGAACCCGTCGGTGGCCAAGTCCTCGGTTAGCGTCGCAATCTCGACCGCGACCACCACGCAGTTGGTGGCTCTGACTACCGGCAAGATCGTCTACGCCTGTGGCTTCTCGGCTTCGTTCGGCGCCTCGACCACAGCTCAGTTCGCCTACGGCACCGGCTCTGCTTGCGGCACCGGGACCACAGCGCTAACCGGTGTGTTCGCGCCCGGCACCGGCGTCGTGCTTGGGTTCTCGGCCGAGGGCGCACACTTCCAAACCATCGCCGGCAACGCGCTCTGCCTAGTTTCGACCGGCACAGGCGGAATCAACGGCGTGCTTACATACCTGGTCCAATGACCTGCGAGGTGTGCCGTGGGGCTGTTCCAAGATGAGCGCTTCAAGCGTCGACTGGTTGTCCGTAAGGATGACATACTGGTGATCGATGGCCTGGAGATAGAGGCGTCGATACTTGGTGCGATGCTGGAACCAGGCAAGCGACTCCTCTGGGCCTTCATCCACGAGGGCGGTGACGTCAGGCCAGCGGCTTACAGCGAAGACCAATGCATTTGGCTGGAGCCTGCGGACCTGGATCGTCATAAAGAATTACCAAGCGCGGTATGAACGATGTTGAGGGATAGGTCCTGCAGGCCGACAAGCGTGGAATCATCCGCCACGTTTCCCTCTACCAACTTAGGATGGCTAGGATGAGGCATTATGAAGACTCAAGAACGCGTAGGCTGCATCTACTTACTGCGTAATTTAGTGAACGGCAAAGGTTACGTTGGGCAGTATAAAGATGCTGAGAACGTCGAGCGCCGATGGAATAGGCATATCAGCACAGCACTTAATACTGCTGACACGCGCCCATTGTATCGCGCTATTCGCAGGGCTTGGCGTGAGTCAAAAGGTTGCACACTCGGTTTTAGCGCTGAAGTGCTTTGGCGCGGAGCAGGCGCAAAGTTAAATGCGATGGAAGTAAAGTGCGTTAAAAAGTTGAACACTTTCATCGACGATGGTTGTGGTTACAATTTGACGCGTGGCGGAGACCAGCCTGCGTGGTCTAAACTTGGCCGTAAGAACATTTCAGCTGGTTTGCGGCGCTACCACAAAGCGAATCCTGACGCCGTTATTTTGATGGCAGAGCGCAGTACAAAAGCTCTGTCTAAGCCAGACGTAAGAGCTAAAATGTCTATTGCCGGGAAGAATCTCTGGGCAGAAGGCACGGCATATCGCAAGAAGATTGTGAAAGCCTTTCGTAAACGGTGGGACGATCCTGTAAAGAAGGCAACCGCCGTCGCGGCAATGCAGGAGCCAAAGGCGCGTGCCATTGTAAACGAAGCCGTAAAGGCTTACTGGGCTAAGCCGGAGTCGAAAGCGGCCATGGCCGTCATCGCAAAGATTTGGTGGGAAGACCCGACATATCGTTACAGGCAAGAGCATCCGTCAGAAGAGACATTTAGTAAGTTGAGCGCCGCCGCTCAGCGACGTTGGGCAAAGCCAAACGCCCGTAAGAAACACGGTGCGGCCATACGCAGGGCGTGGGTTACTAAAAGAGAAAGAGAGGCGGCGTTGAATGCTAAGCAGCAATCGTAAGCGTAAGACGTCGCCTCGAAAGGCCGTAGACGCTAAGCGGCCTACACTTCAAGAGCGTGCGCTTGGTGTACAGGCTGACAATAGTGCCAGGGCCTTCGACTTTTTCTCAAACGCTCTGGCCCGCACCGGCGCCTTTACCAGCAGCCTTGAGAACGGCACCAGTTATAATATCACGCGCTGGTCATTAAACTACTGGGACGTCCTTAGCTTTTTTGAGACTTCGTGGGTGGCGCGTCGAATCGTAGAAGCGCCGGCTCATGATATCATCAAGTGCTGGCCCACGATTCTTGGTGAGATAGATCCGAAGGACTTGGATAAACTTGCCTACGCTGTAAGAAAGACAAATACGCGGCTGCAACTTCTTGAGGGAATTATCCTTGGTCGGCTGTTCGGCGGCGCCGGGGCATTGATTGTGATCAAGGGCCAAGAGAATGAACTTGACGAGCCTTTGAATTTGGACAACATTCCGCTTAGCTCTTACAAGGGCCTCTCAATCTTCGACCGGTGGTCTGGAATCTACCCTTCCAGTGAAGCCTGCTACGATATCGAGCGGCCGTTGGATAACGGCATGCCGGAGTTCTACGAGGTACGCTCTACTAAGGGCGGGGCATCGTTCAGAGTACATTGCTCGCGCATAATTCGGTTCACCGGGCCTATGATGCCGGAACCTGAAAAGTCAGCTTACAGTAATTGGGGCATTAGTACGCTGGCTCCCATTGTGCAGACCATTACGTCGTACGACAACATCAGTTACAATGCGTTGAGCCTCAGTTATCGCGCGCAGATCATCGGTATGCGCATGCCTGACCTAGCTAACATGCTGAGCGGCCTTGGAAGCACAGCCGCTGCTACGACAAAGTTCGCGCAGCGTATGCAAAACGTAAACGAGATGCTCAGTAATCAGTCCTTGGTTTTGCTTCCTCAGGACGGCGAACTGAGCAAGATCGAATATTCGTTTTCAGGGCTTTCTGATCTAAAGCAATCTTTTCAGCTTGACGTAGCCGGGGCAGCCAAGATGCCGGTAAGTTTGCTTTGGGGCCGCACTCTAAACGGATTGGGCCAGGCTGGTGACGGCGACGAGCGAATCTACGAGAAAACCACCGCCACGGAAGCCGATGGAATGCTTCGGCCCGCGCTTGAAAAGCTCTACCCCGTTATCGCCGCGTCTGAACTGGGCGAGGTGCCTGAGGATATGGATTTGAACTTCCCGTCCATCAGGGTTCTAACTGAGGAAGAGAAGAGCAAGCTGGCTCGTGACACCGCTGACACTCTGGCCGTCTACATGAACGGTGGAATTATGTCACCGCGGACGGTAGGCAAGGAGGTTCAGCAGTCGTCTAAGGTGACGGACCTTGGTACGAACCTCACTGACGATGACGTTGCGCAACTTTCTGATAAAGTCCAAAGCGAAGGAGAACTTGGCGAGGGGTTGTTTGGGCAAGGCGGTGCTGAGCCAGGAGGTTCCACGCCTGTGGAAGCACAAGAACACCCTGGTACCGAGGGCTTGAATCCGGCCAGTTCCCCGGCGAAGGCTTTGAAGGAAGAGGACAAGGTAGCGAAGGCTAAGGCGGCCGACTCAGACGGTGAAGGTTCAGCGCGTAGGTGGCAAGGGCTTGACGTTGTGATTGAGACGCCGCGCGGTTACCAACGGCACGGCAAGGATGGACAAGGTA